TAAGTTGGTGATGGACACCGAGCGCTACTACGGCTTCCGCGTCAACGACGTGGACGCTGTACAGGCCGCTGGCGACTTCCGCTCCGCCGCCACTAACGAGCATGGCTCCGCAATGGCAAACAAGGTAGACACCGACATTGCCGCGAAGCTCAAGGACGGCGCAGGTAAGAAGATTGGCACCACCGCCATCTTTGATGGCGCTGACTTCTACCGCCCGGACACCGACCAGATCACCGCGTGGGATGCGCTGCGCCGCATGGCACTTGAGCTGGATAAGGTTTCCGCACCTACCGCCCAGCGTTGGGTTGTTGTCGGCCCTAACTTCGGCTCCGCCCTGCTGGCTGACCGTCGTGTTACTCAGGCCCACGCCGCTGGCACCGACATTGTTGCCCGTAACGGTTTGGTGTCTAGCCTGCCACAGCTGGGCCTGAACATCTACCAGTCTGTGAATGCTCCGGTTACTGCTGGCCGTGAAACCATCATCGCTGGTGTGCCGGGCGCGCTGGCTTTCGCTTCCCAGCTTCGTACCCTTGAGGCGCTGCGCGACCCAGACCGCTTTGGTGACCTGGTTCGTGGCCTTATGGTTTCTGGCGCTGCCGTCATTCGACCCAAGGGCATTGTTTCCCTTGAGGCGGACGTTAAGGGCGGCACTTTGGGTGGCGGTTCTACCGCAACCCCGGCTGCTTAAGCCTTGAATCCCGCCCCTGTGGTGGTTTGGTGACCGTCCAGTAGCACTAGACCACCCCGTGGGTGTTGGGGGAGGTGAGGATAATTTACTGCCCTACACGCTGTTAGGTGGCCCCGCTGAGGGGTGGCGTGTGGTGTGGTGGGTTGTTCTCCCTCCCCCTCCTTTTTGTATTTACTGACTATTCTTAGGAGGGCCTGATGCGGCTATACATGAACTACATTGACCGTACTGAGCTGCTTAACGACGCGCCGGACGGCTTTTACGATGGGGTGGAGGATAATCGCCTTGACCGGATGATTAACTACGCTTCGGCGCTCATGCGGCGGGAAACCCGTGGCGCTTTATACTCCGTGGACGAGGCTGGTATGCCCACCAATGAGCAGATTAGGGATGCGTTTAAGTACGCAACCAGTGCCCAGGTGCAGGCTTGGGTGGAGGCGGACATTACCGACCAGTTGGATACGGGTGGTGCCACGTCTGAGGCGCTGGTGGCTTCCTCGTCTAACAATGGCTCGTCGGTGACGATGGACTATTCCGAGTCCACTAAGGCGCGTGAGCACCTGCTGGGCGGCGGTCTTGCGTTGGGGGCAATGCTGCTACTTGAGGACGCGGGCCTTATGAGCGGCAAGCCTTGGCTGGTGGTGTAACCATGGGGCGCAACAATAAGATGAGTGACACGCTCCGCGACCTGTGGTTCCGCCATGAGGTGAAATTGCAAGGCGAAGAGATACGCACAATGCGCGGCACCACCTTTAAGCCGGGCGAAACAGTTAAGGCTTCCATCAATATGGAGAATCGCCGCACCCTTAACCAGCACGGGGAAGAGATTGTGGCGGCGGGAACCATCAACTGGGATATTGACGGCCCGTTGCCCAAGCCGGGCGATTTACTCACCCTGCCGGATGATTTTGGGGCTAAGGCCCAGCGAGAGGTTGTATCAGCCCGCCGTGCCTACACGGGCACCGGCCTCACCCCTGACCATGTAGAGGTGACAATCGTATGAGCCTTAAGTGGAATGGCGACGCGATTAAAGCGCAGATTAAGAACGGCGTGAAGTCTGGTGTCACGTCCGCTTCCCAGGTGGTTGAGGCCGCTTCCGTACAACTCACACCGCTGGGCGAAACGGGTAATCTCCGCCAGTCGGCTGAGGTTATCCCCGTGCAGGATTCCGGCAGTGAGGTTGCTGGTGGTGTCCGCTACGACGGGCTTCCGTACATTCGTCGCCAGCATGAGGAGGTTACGTGGAATCACCCGCGTGCGGGCCAGGCTAAGTATCTTGAGACGGCTAAGAATGAGAACGCCGACCGTGTAGCGGACATCATTCGTAACCATGTTAAGGGGGGCTTCTAGATGGCGGAGTTCAGTCAGGATAATGAGCACCGGCCCTCGTACCGCACGGGGTTGGTGTACGAGATTGCGGAGTACCTAGCGGCCTGTGGGGTGTGCGCGCCTCCTGATACTAACCAGCGAGCGGTGGGGGAAACCCCAGCGGTGTTTGCTTACCGTTTGGAGGATGAACCGGATAGGGCACTGGCGGTGTTTAACCTCACGGTTGATGAGGATGTTTCAGACTCAAACCCCGTAGTGCGTTTCAGTCTCATCTTCCGTGGCGCACCCCGCGACCAGTTAACACCATTGGAGGACGCGGCCCGGGCGTACAAGCACCTGCATGACCTCACAGATGTGAAGCTGACCGCAACCAGCGGGTTTCTATCTTGTAGGCGGGTCATAAATGATCCGCCACTACTGGACACCAACGACCGCTGGCACGCCGTAGACACCTACACGGCCACTTTGCTGGCACCACCTACAACAATCTAGGAGCACAGCATGGCTAACACTAAGTTTGCTACTGCACCCAATTCCTGTGAGCTGAATAAGCAGCTCAACCGTAACTGGGCTTTGCAGGTAAAGCCGGTAGGCGCTGACCCGGCTGAATATAAGTTCGTTCGCGGCGTCACCTCTCTATCCCCGAACATTGAGACCTCCACCGTTGATGCGTCTGACATTGACTCCAACGGCTGGACTTCCGAGGAAAAGACCTCCCGCTCTCTCACTGTTTCCGTTGAGGGCCAGTTTGCCCGCAAGGGTGACCTTGACCTACTGACCGAAGACCAGCAGCTGTTGAAGATGACCGGTGAGGAGCTGGGCGCGGACGGCAAGGTTGACTTCCGCGTATGGCGTACCGACATTGACGAGGGCTGGGAGGGCACCGCCACCAACAGCTTCACGTCTGGTTCCGGTGGCGCTAACGACCTCCGTACATTCACTTCCGACCTTAAGTCTTCGTGTGAGCCGACCCGTATTCACTCCGTGAAGAAGGGCGCGGAGCGCAAGGAGTCTGAGCCGGTGGATGTTGAGGAGCTTCTGTCGGTTATTCACCCCAAGGGCGCGGCTAACGTAGGTTCTGGAGAGAACACCGCTGGCGGCAATACCGCTCGCGGCGCTGAGGCTGGTGCCGCTGCCTAACCCCATAAACGAGGCCTAGTTAGCGCCCCTGCAAGCCCACGCTGGTTTGCCGGGGCGCTTTCTTCACGCCTAGCCCGCTGACCGCGTTATCACTCAGGCGACACTATTCCACGTCGTAAACACAACCAACCACTAGGGAGGCAACCCATGACCGACTTCGGCCAGCTCGACGAGCAACTAGACGCATACGATATTTCTTTCACCTTTAAGGGCGAGGAATACCACATCACCCCAAGTGCTGAGCAGGTACTAGAGTTCCACCGCGACTACTTCAACGCCCGCAAAAAGAACGAGGATAACGGCATGGGTGTGTGGTCTCGTGTCGCCCCACTACTTGGCTCCAAGTTCAACACTAAGACCGCGAAAATTACGGGCGGCATCCTCGAAGAAATCATGGAGAATGGTGCCTCGTATTCCCAGATGGAGCGCCTAGTATCCGCCGTCCACTTCAAGTACGTGCAAGGCGATGATTTGGCTAAGGCATACTTCACCACCGGCGACTTGGGAAAAGCAGTGGATCACCTCAAGAGCAAGAGCAGCGACTCCCAGGACGATTAGACGATCCGGAGGGGTGCTGGCGCGACCAGTGGGATAGGCTCAGGCGCGACCCTGACGGTTGGGCTTACGCCCCGGATAGCGACCTTTGGTACAACCCGTATCCGGGCGCGTACTCGGAGAACGATCCGGGCGGTGGCCCGCCAGACCCCTACATTTTAGAAACCTTTGGCGAGTACGTCCGCGAGTGGTGGGCTGAGCAGGTGCAGCCCAAGCCGGACGTGGACGAGTCCGCTTTAACGTGGCCGTCGATGTTGTCCCGGTGGGACGATATTGAGACGGATTTCCAGCACTTTTTTGGCATTGATTTTGGTTCAGGCGTTCTATCTAACCGCAAGTGGCGTTGGTTCAGAATACGCCTAGTAAGGCTCCTAAGTGAAGATACTGCGATTGCGCGGGGGCTGGGGCTGAGGAAGCAACCAACGCTGAAAAAGGAGTAATAGATGGGCGCGCTTGACCTAGGTGATCTTGGTTTCACAATCAAGGTTGAAACTCGTGACTTTGACCAGAAGATTAACCAGGTTGAGCAGAAAGCCCGCCAGCTAGACCAGTCCCTAGAAAAGGCTGGCAATAAGCGCGTTAACCCAAAGGTGGAGACCTCCGGCCTGGATAAGGTGGAGCGCTCCGCCCGTAAGGCGGATTCCGCGCTGGATAAGACCAGCGGCAAAAAGGTCGCCCCGCAGGCCGACACCAGTGGCGTGGATAAGGTTGGTACTGCCGCCTCTAAGGCTTCCAGTGACCTGGATAAGGTCAACAGTAAAAAGGTTTCCCCGCAGGCGGATTCCGGCCCGCTGAGTAAGATTTCTACCGCAGCGGCGGACGCTTCCAGCAAAATGGGTGACGTCGCATCGTCGGCCTCTAAGGCCGATGGTGCGTTCTCTACGGCTGCGGGTTCCGTGGCGAAGTTTGTGGGCGCTGCCGCTGGCATCACCTCCCTGAGTGCCGCTATGGGCGGCGTTGTTAAGGCTGGTATGGATTTCCAGTCGCAGATGAACACGCTCTCTGCGGTGTCTGGCGCTACTGGCTCCCAGTTGGAGGCGGTGGGGAACCGTGCTCGCCAGTTGGGTACTGATGCGTCGTTGACGGCCACGTCCGCGACGGATGCGGCTGCGGCCATGACTGAGCTTGCTAAGGGTGGGTTTAGCGTTGACCAGTCCATGACGGCGGCTAAGGGCACGTTGCAGTTGGCTGCGGCTGCTCAGGTGGACGCGGCCACGGCGGCAACGATTCAGTCTCAGGCGCTGCAGGCGTTCACGCTGGATGCGTCTAACGCTTCCCGCGTGTCGGATATTTTGGCGGGTGCAGCTAATGCCTCCTCGGCTGAAATGACTGGCATTTCTCAGGGCTTGCAGCAGGCCGGTACGGTGGCGAATCAGTTTGGAATCTCGATTGACGATACCGCCACTTCTCTGGCGATGTTCGCGAACGCGGGTATTCAAGGTTCCGATGCTGGTACGTTGCTCAAGACCGCGCTGCTTTCCCTGACTGACCAGGGCAAGCCCGCCCAGGCGGCGATTGAAGAGCTTGGTCTCACCGTCTATGACGCTAACGGCAAGTTTGTGGGCATGTCCTCCCTCATGGGACAGCTTAAGGACGCGGCTTCCCGCATGTCCGATGAGCAGTACCAGGCCGCAACCGCAACCCTGTTTGGTTCTGACGCTATGCGCCTTGCTGGTATCGCAGCCCAACAGGGAAGTGAGGGCTTTGACACCCTCAAGGATGCCGTTACTCGACAAGGCCAGGCAGCGGAGGTTGCTGCCGCCCAGACACAGGGACTGCCGGGCGTGTGGGAGCGCGTACAGAACACGCTGGAAGATTTAGCCCTCGGCGTGTTCGACCAACTGGACGAGCAGCTTGTCCGGTTGGGTAACGGCGCGGTTGATGCGCTGGATGCAGCCACCCCATCTATCGAGAAGTTTGCTCACATCACCGCTGAGGTGGCAAAGGTGGGCATGACTGGTGTGGGGGCTCTAGCGGATGCGTACATGGACTTGCCGGGGCCAGTGCACGATGCCGCTAAGGCACTTATAGCGCTAAAGGTAGCTCAAGCTGCCCTTAACTCTGAGATGGGGGAAGCTGCTAAAGCTAAAGTTGTTTCCTTCAAGGATTCTATTGTGGATTTCGGCTCCACTATGGGAAGCGCGTACACTGCCGCCGCTACTAGCGGTAAGAAGTTCGCTAAGACCACTGGTGTGGTTAAAGCCGGTATGGCAGGAATTAAAACTGCCGCTAGTGGAGTCATGGGTGCTTTGGGTGGCCCGTGGGGTGTGGCTTTCATGGGTGCGGCGGCGACTGTATCTTCCTTGTCTAGCGCGCATGGTAAAGCCAAGACGGTGCAGGAAGCCTACTCCCAGTCCACTCGTGACGCTGCGCAGGCGCAGGAGCAGCTTAATGCCTCGTTGGCGGGCACGTCTGAGAAGCTAAACGATACTCAGCTGAAAATGGCCTCCACGATGGTGGAGAAAGACCTCGGCCAGATGAAGAAAATGGCCGAAGAGTATTCCGGCTTCATTAACACGGTTGAGGCCCCCGACCTGTCGTGGTGGAAGCAAGGCCACTGGTCTAGCGAGTGGCGCGAATACAACAACCAGATTCAGGAATCTAAGGACGCGTACGCGGCGATTGAAAAGGCCGCTGGCGAGTTGAAGATCCCGATGGAGGATCTGAACCGCGTCGTGGCTGAGGGTGGCCCTGAGTACGACAAGCTCATGGCTTCACTGCGGGGCGGCGGTGAGGCTTCCCAGGCTGCGGCGGAGCAGCTTGGCAAGGCCCGTGACAATATCCAGCAGTCGGTGGATGCGGCACGTGAGCTTGACCCTGCGGCGGCTCAGGCAGCGGCGGGTATTTCTACGCTGGCGGACTCCTCTGCTAGCGCTGACGATAAACTCTCGGCGTTGAAGTCCACGATGCAGGCGATGGGCCTTATGGCCCAGACTGCCGATGAGGCGAACATGGAGGCCGCTGAGTCCATTGAAGAGCTGGGCAATAAAATGCAGGGGCTTGTCAATCAGGAGATTGGCACCGGCTCTGAGCTGTTTGACGGCGACAAGCTGAATTACACCAACGAGAATGCCCGCGCCTTGTCGGACACGCTTAGCGGCATGTCTGACCAGCTTATGAACGTTGCTATCGCTAACGGTGACGTTCAGGGCATCTGGGAAATGATGGGGCCTCAGCTTGAGACTCTGCGCGAGCAGATGGGGCTTGCCGGTTCTGAGTTCGACGAACAGTGGAACCACGTCCTTGAGTCCTACGGTCTCGCGCCGGATGTTATTCACACGCTGGTGGAGCTGGATGGCGCTAGTGAGGCCGTCCAGTCTTTGGGTGACGTGTGGGCTGCGATGTACCCGCTGGAGGAGGGCGCAACGGTCAACATCGACCCGCCCGAGCCTGCTGTACTGGCGGCGATGGATGAACTGGGCATCAAGTACCAGGAAATCAAGAATGATGCCGGTGAAGTCATCCAGTACAAGGTGACGGCCCCTAACGATGAAATCATGGCTGATTTGCAGTCCATCACCACAAAGATGGCTGAAATTGATGATGAGTCCATCACCATTGAAACCATCATGGACACCACGCCCATCGAAATGGGTAAAGCGCAGGCGGATGCCCTGCTGGAGGATTTGGACATTAAGAATCCATCCCCCACGGCTCAGCTAGTCATTGATGATTTGCTGGCGAATGGTGAAATCGCCCGTGGCGATTTGGAGTACCTGAACCAGCAGTCCGCTAACCCTAGCGCTGATTTGAATAAGACCCTGCTCGATGCTGGCGTTAGTGACGCGCACTCCCAGCTGCAGGGCGTGGACGATCACAACACCACCTCGGACATGCGAGGCAATAACAGTGACCTTGTAAGCAAGGCTCATTCTGTAATCAACCTGATTAGCCAGATCCCTACGGTTAAGGTTGTCAGGTTCGTTGGTGAAAAGGTCGGCAGCTGGGTTGGTGGAATGTTCGGCCATGAGCACGGTGGCCGCATTGGCCTACCCGGTTTCGCTGACGGTGGTGAGATTCCGGGCCTTGCCGTTGGAGGGTTCCCCAACGCTGCCCGCAACGTTGGCACCAATGCCGGGTACAAGCTCCCCACCAGCGGCCCCGGCACTGAGCAGGTAGACGGCTTCCTAGGTGTGGACAACATGGGCCAGGCCGTGGCCCGCGTTAACGCTGGCGAGTGGGTAATCAACAACAACTCCTCCGAGGCATACGACCGCACCCTACAGGGAATCAATGCGGGTAACCCCCGCATGATTCTGGCCGGTTTGGCTACTGAACTTCCAGCCTTGGAGGACGGTGGGCGAACCAAGTCCGCTGAGGTCATTGAGCAGCTATCCCCATACAACAATGGGCCGTATGTCATGGGTGGGTTCTCCCCATCGTCTATGGACTGCTCTGGTGCGGTGTCTGCCGCTGTGAACACGTGGCTGGGGCTTGACCCGTTCGATTCCCGCATGTCCACCGTCACTGAGGGTTCTTGGCTTGCGGCTAAGGGCTTTGAGAATGGTCGCGGTAACGGTAACGAGCTTGTCGTGGGCTGGTATGACTACGGCGGAGGCGCTAACGGCCACACCGCCATGATGCTGCCTGACGGCACGTATATTGAGTCTGGCGGCAATACCGGCCAGGGCTTCACGATTGGCGGTGCTGCCGGGCCTTTGGATGGTCGTGGTTTCACGAACTTCATGTACCTGCCGGGTTCGGATGACGGTGAACTCACGGGCGATGGTGGTGTCACCATTAACGGCAATGGCACTGATTTGAGTATCAGTGATTTTGATGGTGGTGCTTCCGGTGGTGGTGGCAAGCGGGCTTCCCACAAGTCTGTTTCCGCACCCGCCCCAGGCAAGATGTTTGATGCGCCAGGTTTAGCGTCGAACGTGCCGAGCACAACGGTTGGCGGCAGTCTGAACAGTGCGCAGCGTGCTCAGGCGTATGCGTATGGGCAGCAGGCCGGGCTGAGCAAGGCCCAGATTGATGATGCCATGGCGTTCGCCAACCCGTTCGTGGGCCAGCAGTCTTTCCGCCAGGAGATGGGCGAGCCTGCCGCAAAGCAAGTAATTTCCATCGCTAAGCAGCTGGAAAAGACCATCGGCCGGGGTGGTATCGCCGCTCAGGTTGAGTCCGCTCTGAACGCTAAGACCCCTAACTGGGATGTGTGGCTGCGCGTCAACGATGAAACCTTGGATGCGTTTAACGCGCTTGGCGAGGCTCAGGCTGACCGTAAGAACGCGTCGATGGATATTACCGAGGCGGAGGAGAAACTAGCTGAGCTGCGCAAAAAGTCCTCCAAGTCGGATGAAGAATCCACCGAGAAGCTAACCGAGGCCTACAAGAACCTAGATAAGGCCAAGAACAAGGAACTCACCAAGTCTTATACGGCTGACAAAAAGGCGGAAGACATTGAGAAAGCGGAGAAGAAAATCCGCGAGCTCAAGGAAAAGACTTCCGAGAATGAGGTTAAGGCCGCTCAGCAGATTGCCGAAGCTGAGCAGGATTTGGTGGATGCGCGTGAGGAAGAGAAGCGCGCTATCCGTGAGGTTGAGCAGGCTCAGCTGCAATACAACACGGCGTTGACAATGGCCCCGATTAAGGCCGTGGCTTCCCTCACCGACCACATCGCGGACGGTTTGGGCACTGTGGCGGAGACGCTTGGTCTCATGGCTGAGAACATGGATCACGCCAACAGTGTGGCGGATGCGCGCCAGCAGTCCGAGCTGGATAATATCAACGCTCAGAAGTCTGCTATGAGTGCTGCGGCTAAGCTCCGCGAGTTGGAGCGTGAGGGCGCTAATGAGCGTCACGCTGAGACGCTGAACCAGCAGCAGGCCGAGTTTGATTTGGCTATGGCGCGGCATGACTACAATGCTGAGTACGCCGACCTTGAGATTAATCTGGCCGACCTGCGCACTAAGGGCATTCTGGATGTGTCGCAGCGGGCTTTGGATACCGACCGACTGGCGATGATTTCCGCCTCGTCTGTTGCGGTGGCTGAGAAGCAACTGGAATTGTCCCGCGCTGAGGCGGCGAAGAATGAATTTAACCGCCGTATGCAGATTGAGGAAGCCACCTACGAGCTGAATTACCAGGAGGAAATGGCCCGTATTCAGCATGAGCGCCTTGAGGTGGCTACTCGCGAAATGGCGAACGCTGCCGCTGAGGCTGCGAACACGCTGGGGGCTTCCGCGTCTGCTTTGGCTCGTGAGCAGGAGGGCAAGCAAAAGCAGGCTAAGGGTGCGGCTGGCATCATTGGCGGTTTGGCTCAGCTGGCTGGTGCCGCTGCTTTGACGGTCGCTACTGGTGGCGCTGCGCTTCCTGCCGCGTTGGCGTTGGGTGTTGCTGGCCTCAAGTCTGCCGTTGAGGGTGGCACTAGTGTCGCTGAGGGTAAGGCGCAGGCGGATGCGTACAAGGAGCAGGCGCGGGAGGAGTACAACCAGCTTTCTCGTGACGATAAGCGCCGCGTAGATACCGCCCGCGCCTGCTCCTTGTACG